AATGAGCAGAAAACCACAGAAATGTGATTTCCAACCTTGCGACGAATATCGTCACACTTACGAATCATTGCAGCTTCCGTAAGCACAGTTGTGGTAGTGTCATCAGCACTTGCTCGCCAGTAGTCGTTTCCGGCTGTAGCAGAGTTAATGTTGTGAACAGTCCCAACCTGTGAAACTAAAGCAGTTAATCCATAAGGCTCGTTGTTCCAGTTACCAGTACGAGTGATGTAAGTAGCACTCGAAGTAGTAGCAACTGCAACATCAATTGTGAAAGACAATTCATCAGGAGCAACAGCAGTAACTGTTCTATTTGTTCCTGCTGCAACTGGAGTTCCAGTGTTATCAACTAGGTCAATCTTCATGTCAGGCTCAATCTGACCCTTAGTCGGAGCCGTAACAGTTGTCGAAGCTGCACCACCAGTTGTAACTACTGTAATAACACCAGTACCATTTGTCTCAGCGAAACCTTCACGGTCTCCCCAAACAATACGGTTCTGGTCACGAGTTACGTCATTCTTTAAGCCGTCCATTTCTTCGTCAACAGCATTTGCGAATGCCTGGGTATTCGTCTTTGCAAGGTCCATAACCTGACCTGTAAAACGAGCACGCCCATAACCATAACGAAGAGTTTCCTGCGCTTCTGCATAACCCTGACGACCAGCCGGGGCTAACTGCGTATTTTCTGCACGATACGAAATACCGTGATTACGCTTTGTGCGAAGTGGGAAACGAACGTACTTTCCACCAGCGGATTCAAAGACTCCCTCAGAGCTTCTTAACACCCGCTTAATCGCTATTGCCGCGTCATCAAGCTGATTACGAATGTCACCTTCGTAAACTTCCTTCAACATGGCATTAACGGTAGTCATAGTTGCTGACATAGGTTAATCCTTCCGTGTTATTCCGAATTGGCTGCGTCTAATGCCTGTGAGAGCATTCTCTTGCGGTCAGTTGGGCTTAACTTAGATAGATCAACCTGGCTTGCCGGAATTGAACCACCATTTCTAACAAGATTTGGTGGTGGCTTTCTCGGAGAGCTGCCGTACTTATCTATAGTCTGTTGCCACGCTTTAATTGCATCTTCTGGCTCTAATCCAGATGCCATTTCCATGAGCACATACCGCTCATCGAAATCGCCGTGCCTAGTATGCATGTTCGCCATCAATCCGTCAAGTTGCGCAAATTGTTCTTTCTCAGTAAGAGCTTGCTTTGTGTTCTGATAATCTGTATCTATTGCACCAAGCCGCTCTTCCATAGAGCGAAACTTAGTAACGAACTCTTCGGGTAAACCCTCAAATTCAGGTAAAACGGAACGATTTTGGCCTACAGGGTCTGGATCAGACATTTCTTCTCCTAAAGCGTCTTTGATGATGTTGATGAAAGCAATTGGATCTTCGTTCAAAAGGCTTGCAACTTGCATGGCGTGAACTACTTGCTCATAGTCCCCAAGCTCTTTGTAAGGCTTGTACTCGTCATGAATACTTTGGAACCGCTTGGTGACATTTCCATCCCAAGTCTTGATGTACTTCTGAACAACCGGACGATCCATTTCCGGGATTTCATTTAGCACGCCTTTGGCGAAGTCAGATAATTCAACTTCTTTCTTCGGGAGGTCCATTTGTGGCACAGTAATACCAGCGAAAGCACTTCCCTCAGGAACTACTACCTCACTTACTTCATTTTCCCCTTCATTCTCCACTTGGTGGTGCTCCTTGTTCTGGCTGTGGCTGCATAGCCATCATTTGTGATTGATGAGCACCACGATGTTCTGCATAATGCATTAAAAACACCTGCTGCTTTTGTTCATCCAATAATTCATACTGCTCTGATTTCATGAAAATACCATGCTCTTGAATATGAATAGGATGATCGTCAAATTCATTAACAGGCATACCACCCATAGGGTACTCCAAAGGCCCACCAGTTTGCGGATCAACATAAGGTTGTCCTGTTCCTTCAATTGGTTGGCCTGTTGCAGGATCCATTTCTGCTGTAGCAGGATCTATTTCCCCTGGCATCTGCATTGGATATTCTGTTAAGGCCATTTTAATGTTTTCACGCTGAGCCTGTCGACTGTCCACTTGTAATTCCTCATACAAACGTGAAGTTTCATTGAGTTCAAGGTACTTCAAGCCCTTTTCTGGAGGAATTAGACCATCTTTCATCAGTCCTGTAATGAACGCTTGCTTTCCAGCCCTCGACTTTGGTGCCATTGATCCAGCTTCAATTCGCAGATCAGTGTTGTTCTTTACGTCACTGATGTTGAAAAGAGCTACATCTGTAGCAGAGTTCTTAGAAACTACCTTAATCATGTAATCATCCGACCAAAACTGTTGGATTAGCTGTAATGTCTGTTTTCCAACCGTTTCGGTGGCATCCTCAATGCTTGCCACTGTGTGGTATAGCGACGAATCGTTTTCCTCTTGCAAGTAAGCAATTGCGCTTGCTGCTTCGATACCAGGAGGAGGCTTTCCTTTTGCAATCGCGCTCTGCATAACTGTTTCATCAATATCTGCCAGCGTTCTATCCTGGTCATTTATCACCCAAGCATCTAAACCCTTGTATTCCATAGGTGTAGGACGATTAAAACCTGGGTTAATAGGAATTAACAGGCCAGCCTCTGATGTAATCTTTGTAGGATCAAGAGAACCTTTGTCATAAACAACTTGTGGCTTACTAGTTCTGTTCTTACTTTCAACGATCTGTGATCTGCTCTTGTTGTACTCCTTCTGTAGTGGGATAATATCAACTAAAACACTATCTCCATAAAATCTACCAGATGGTATGTGATCTATCTTCTGAAAAGGAAACTGGCCATGTTCGTAAGGATAATCACTTTGGAACACTGGCTGCTCATCTGAGGCTCCTAGAACGAAATTCGTAATAGGGCCTTCACCTTCTTCGAATTTCTCCGCTTCTGTACCGTCATAACGATACACAATCTTGCCATTGGCCAGAACCAGAAGTGCACCTTTTTCGTACTTCCTACAGGGCTTAACCCAGATTTCCTTCATGTAGACTAAATTGTTGTCCTGAGTTGTGTTCTTCATTCCTAGAGAAGAAAAGAACTTCTGTTCTAACGCATTAGCATTGACAGTAACGTTCGGCTTGACTTCAATTCCATAGGTCTGAAAGATAACCTCAGGATCTACAGCCTTAGCAAGGATTAAGAAGGGCTGATCTTCCAGTTCTTCTTCCTGCATATATGGTGCGTATATATGAAAAGCAGGAACAGCAGCATATTCTATCGGGGTGTCCGCTTCCGAGCACGTGGTTTTGATGAAGCCGGAGCCACATAAGAGAGACCAGAATGTAGCTCTGCGACGTGTTTTGTTATATTTTCCAACTCTGAGAGAATAATCTGCAATAGACTCACCAACTCTTGCTGCTGCAACGTCTGTTGGTTCTGTTGTGTTCGGGACGACATAGAAATGCGGCTCCTCTCTTGTTAACTTAGTAAGTTCCCGTCGAATGATGGGCTTACATTTGTTACTAATGAGACGAACACGGTTTCGGGGGACAGCCGGTTCAATAAGTCTGTTAATTGCTCCCGCCTTCTGCCAAATTGCCCATTGACGCCCAAAGTAGAACGCCATGTTTAAGTACCATTGCTCTTCAAAAGTCTTACGAATGGCTACGCACTCATCAAACTTCTGTTCCCAATATTGTACTTCCTTAGGGAGCTTAGGATCAACTGTCATCAATCAGTTCCTTATCGAACTCGTCCAAATCCTTTACTTGCCCATCATCATATAGCACAATATTATCAGGATTATCAAAATCAACGTTGTCCATATCCTCGTATGAAGGGTAATCTGCCCCATCATTAGGAGAAATCAAGACTTGGGGTGGTGAAACTAAGTTGCACACCGTCTCTGTTAGAAGTTGATTCTGATACCTGAAGTAGTTCAACTGTTCCATCAGAAACACTATCAGTTCGTCCATGATTCTCCAAAATCTTCTCAGTGTTAAGGCCTAATTCTTGCAAGGCTTCTATTAAGAGCTTATGCTCTACAACTGTTTTTAACGCCTCAGCCCTTAATAAGCTAACTTCGGTCAAAAGCTCGTCTACAGCCTTCTTAGAGAAATAGTGGTTTTGACTCTGATCGCATATGTCGTTTAAACAACTGTCACAGATATAAACCACTCCGTCGAAATCAGTGTCTATGCCTATGTCGAAGAACAGTTCTCTGTGTTCACTTGGACCAGCTTTGCAACGCATACAGACATGAGGAAAGAGCGGCAAATTGTCGTGAATCATTTGTGTCGGTCGCATTAATAGTCATCCCCTAAATGTGGATCGTAGAGAACATATTCTTCCGAAGGAAGAGGGCGCATATCTTCGTCGTAGTCACTTGCAACACTTGGCGCGCCAATGATATTTCCCATACGCAAAGGCTTTTCACCGGGAAGTTCTGGCCGCGAAACAATTCCGTACCGCAAAGCGTCTACAGCGTGGTCGTCTTTCTTCATGGGAGTTTCATACAGATTGTTCTTGACAGCTACTTTAGCGTTAGACCATGATGCCCAGCGATATCGTTCAAGCTCCCATATAAGTTTCTCGCAATTCTTTGTAATGAAGAGCTGCTTGTTCTTAAGACGACTGGCGACCCGATTAATTCCGCCAATAACGTCGTTGTTCGCAAGACCCAGGTTGACTCCGAATTCGGCGTATTCGGCGTGGATGCTTGTTCCATTGATAGCATTTTTAGCAACAATGCTAGGATCAGCGATGATATACTCAGGTACAATCCGAAGTTCTTTGAGGCGCGCTTTAATATTGGTTGCGTTCTCATGTACAAGCAGTTTATTTCGGTAATACTCGTCATAGATAATAACTCTTCCTTCTCGGTCGTAACAACCCAGTAGGAAAGCTGTAGGGTTAGTATATCCGTGGTCAAGCATCCCAAAATGGGCCCACGCTCCACTTTGCAACAAGGGCCACTTATCGGTGTCAATAAAGGGGTCGAGAAATACGCCGGGAGATAATGCGTGTCCATAAATTGTACCCGTCTTACTGTAATATTTACCTGCTTTACGAGCCTTCTTCTCTTCGTCAGACATACCTTCTACAAGTATGTCTAGAATTGCATCATTTACGAACACGTTATCAGAAGTCTCAGCCTCAAAGACTTCGATGTTCTTGTTAGAACCTGATCTACCTGCGTGGTACAATCTGTCGTAAGTCCAACTCATATCCAAGATAGGTGTCATAGTCATCCACCAATGACCACCTACATCTACTAGACGCAGCATGTTCTCGTTGAAAATGTCCTCCGGTGGTTCTTCGTCAAACCATACGAAATGTCGGGAAGTGCCTGAGAACTTATCTACATCCTGGTCGTAACTCATAAATTCCATTGTAGAGTCATTTGACAGGGTTAGTGTGCGTGTAGACTTCTCGAAACTATCTTCCCAGCTTCCATTAATCAGCATGGAAGGTGGCATCCATCTGGCGATTTCTGGAAGTAGGGTCTTCTTGACGCCGTTATCAAAGTCAACAGCAATCCCGCGACCCCGAATTGGTGGTTTAAATTTCTGCCAGTACAAATGGCGACCAGTTAGCCACATGACTGATTCAGTACCACCCGAAACTGTTTTACCAGCACGGTTACCACCTAGAAAGAGACGCCCGATCTTCTGAGACTGATGGAAAGGAGTCTGGTGAATTTGTGGTTTATAACCAGCGATGGAGGGATTAACAGCTGTTCGCCGTAAGGCGGTAGCTAGAGTCTGCTGAATCTCAAAGAAGGTAGGTTCTTTAACAGGACGAGGCATATTTACCGCTTGTGCTTACCCTTATCTACATACTTCTGAATTATAGTTTGGTCTTTTATTTTCTTAAGGTCTTGTCCAGGTACAGGAGTATGGTATGTTTTGGAATCCTCACTCTTAGAATACGCTACAGGCTTGGCTGTATGACTATCTCTCCAAACCCCATCTTGGTAGTAAACACCTGTAGCTGGAGGTTTAAATAGCTTACGTCCATGCCCACCTTGAGGAACAAGTCCTTCCTTAGGCTGAATCTTTTTAAGTTTAGCCTTAGCAGCAGCTTGGTAATCGAACATTTAACCCTCTGGAGTTAAGAAGAGAAGCCCAGCAGCTATTAGAACTAAGGTCACAGCAAGTAGGACCATACCAATTGCAGGACGAAGTAGAATTGCTGCAACGATACCTACAATGATTGCAGCGAGGAAACAGACAAAGGCTAGATCAGGTTCAACAATTGCCGAGATTAAATTAATCATTTCCTTGCTCCTTTTGAGTTGCTTATCTTGGCGGCTGAAGTCTTTGAGTAACCGTAACGCTTCAAAGCTTCATAGACGTCTGGTCTTTTAATTGAAGCCTCGAAACGCTTCCTAGCCACTTTTTGTAAGGGAGAGTTACCGAATGGCATCTTTGCTTTCCTTTACATAGATTACTTGTCTAGGGAACCCTAAGAAGAACCCAGCTAATTTTCGTACTGTATAACTTCTCGGGATAATTTCCAAGCAATGGAACAGGAAATAATACATGCCACTAGCGAGCATATAAATAAAATAGTTGCCTGTCCGCGAATGTGCATCTATGTCCCAAAATAGGCTCACCATATTTAAGGTGGCGAACCCTCCTACAGGGGGTACAATTGAAGTTCTAACAAGTGCTATCCCTAGATGTTTAAGTTCATGTCCCCTTGTTTTTGAAGTCATCCCAAACAACATCATCTACTTGCAAAGCGGCACCGAATCTTTCCTCGAACTTTGGAATATCGTTACCAGCAAGTCCAGTCATCTTACCTGAACCATAGATGATAGCTGTCTCTCCATTACGCTTCGTAACTAAGAAAGGTGTCATGTTCTCCTCAATCGGTTCTGGTGTAGGTGGAATTGGAATAGGTCCGGGTTCGGGTGGATTATTACGGTAAGCACATTCTGATCGTATACCAGCCTGAGACCAAGTACCAGAAGAAGTAACAGAACTTGGACGCCACGGACCTTGAATAGAACTTACAGGAGCGGGATCTACCTTTCTGTCAGTGTAACCATCACCTGCGCCTAAAGCGTGGGTTACAATGTCGAACGGCTGGTTACCGAAGTGGGCGTTCATTGCGTTACTAACCTTGAAATAGGCATCTATCTGAACCTGCGGCCACGGTTCCCCTACACCGTTATTGCAGGCTTCAATATGCCATAAAGTTGAGTTGCCCTGATCTAAAGGACAAACCCCACGGCTGAAAGTGTTTGGCCCGCCTTTCCCTGCCGTGTTTGATGCACCAGCAGCTACCGGCCAAACAACTCCTTCACGATCAAGTAAAATGTTTCCGATGGGTGCGCTATCTGCGTTTAAAATGACGTACGCTAAATCGTTCTCAATAGTAGTCTGGCTCGCAGTATGGTGCCACATCACTCCAAGTGGTGGGTTTGCGAAGCCCCCTGATGATCTTGCTCTTGTTTCCCAGCCGTCTGTGATGTAATTTTCTCCAGTTTCAACTCCAGCAGCACGGATCACATCTAACATATCTGTGTAATAAATTCCCATCACACCCTCGATCCTGAGGCGCGCAGCCAATTTAGGAGCAATTCGATGGCCTTAACTCTCTTGTCTATTTCATGGTCTGACAGGCTGTTCCAGTTAATTTCAGGCTCGAGGTCTAATTCCACACGGTATTTATGTAACCTCAAAGCGACCTGAAAAGGATCGGCCGGAGAAGGGTCATATTGGTCATCTGGTTCAAAATCACCGAATTGATCTGTCATTTAAGCACTCAATTCTCTGGGGTTTAGGACTTGATCGAACTCTTCTGAAATCAGGATGATTTGCTCTGCTGGCAAATGCTTCGCCATTATTTCCATCAATTTACCTACAATTACACCTAAAAGGAAAGATGTGTTTTGTTCCGGCCTGTATTTACCTGTTACTTCGTTGAAGTACTTAATTGATTGAAGATCACCAGTCTCTACGTTCTTCGCCAAAGCTACGTCACTTGTTAGTTCTGTGTTCTTGACTAACTTAGCGATCCGCTGTTCGTAATACTTGCGGTTAATTGGGTCGTTCAGAAGAACTTCGTACTTCTGAGTGGTGAGGTTGAGAACTTTAAGTTTAGCTGCTTTAGAACGCTTATCGTTTACATCAACTAACAGGTTTACGGCAGCTGCGAAGAAAGGGTCTACCTTTGAATTACGAGGTTTGGGGGTCGGCCGGAGTTCTACAGGGGGTAGACTTCTTAAATCCAATATCTTGTTGATAGCTGGCAGTATTACTTCCAGTTGCGGTTTTTTAATGTCGAACCGGCTGATTACTTGGGTTTCTGGCGGGTATTCGTTTTCTAACCAGTAGGTCGTTTCGTAAAAAGTGGCTACATCATAGACGATGTTAGTCGAAGAAGTAGTATCGAAGGAGAGAAGTGCTGCGGCATTTGCAGGAGAGGGAGAATTCGTTTGGGTTTGATCTTTGAGTAGAGGGTTGTCCATTCTTATGTATTGTGGCATAGAAATGTAAGTTTGTCAAGTACGCTCAAAGTTTTTAGATAAATTTGTCAAGAAAAAGGGAACCTAAAAAGATGGTTGGTCGCATTATACGGGGGGATCAACCACTTGGGTTCTCGGAGAACCATGGTCGCCGGAAAGTCTATGTCATTTGTTTACCTAAGCTAAGTGAGAGCTTAGGTTGTTGCGTAACC